AGCTGCGGTATGCAGCGAACGAGCGGTGGACACAGCCCATAGCGCAGCGTAGTTGGTATCAGTCACACCAGCGTCAGCATCCAGCTTGGCGGCCATACCTGCGATCGAGGCAACCAACGCAGCAACAGTCGCAGCGCCAGGAGTCCACAGAGCCGCGTAGTTGGTGTCGGTCACACCAGCGTCGGCATCCAACTTCTTCAGGATGCCGATGATGGACGCTTGCATCTGGATCAGGCTGGATGCCAGTTGCGGAGCCACGTCGTAAGGCGGAGTGCTGGTCGGGCCACCAGTGCCGGTAGTGACGGCAACCGGGTTCCACAAAGCGCCAAAGTTGGTATCGGTAACACCCGCGTCAGCATCCAGCTTGGCATTAATACCTACGATAGAGTTGTAGATCGCGGTTTCGGTCATACCCTCATACCACTCATCACTGATGCGGTCAGTCAGGTTGTTGAACACGATTTTGCGTGGGGCGAAGCCGAGCGTGAAAGTCTGCGCGACTGCGGCCACGGCGTCCGTGACGATATTGCCTTCGGCGATGTTGGCAATGCCGAAGGTGTTGCTTTGAGAGTTGATTGCTAAAGCCATGATGTTCTCCTAGTTAAGAATTAAATTTGTTGCCCTTACTGAGGTTATCCCTGCCCGGTAAAATTTGCAAGTTACCTTCCCAGTGCAGACCACAGACTGTTTTGCCCATAAGAGGTACGATATGGTCGACATGATGGATTACACCGGTTTCAGCACTAATGCGCTGAGCCAAAATGTAAAACTCTTCGACCTTCTCAAAATCCACCCACTTAGGTGTTGCTTGTAACTTTGCTGCTCTCCGAGCGTTGGACTTTGCATTTTCTTTGGCATGAGACTGCCGCCGATACGCTTTACCTGAACCGGACACAGAAGGTATTCCCACACCACCTTTCCAGCATGGATTATTCTCTCCAGAAAAACGTCTTGACTTTTCCGCCTTAGTGCACGGGTCAGTTTCCTGACATTCCTTGGAGCAGTAGATCCTGCTAACAGCACGCGAAGGAGGCTCGAAAAACTCCTTACCACACAGTCTGCACTCGCAGCGGACTGGTTCCAGCGTATTGACATGCCTGATCTTGTAGCCACACTCCAGAGAGCATGTGCGAACGTACATCTGGCTAGGAGGCGTATGGAATGCCTTTCCACAGCATTCACAATTTCTCGTAACCCGAGTACGATTGCGCGCATACCAGCACTCCTTCGAGCAGTAATCTTCGCCAATCTCCGAAATCAAACTTGGGATCTTTGTAAATGCTTTCCCGCATGTTTTGCATGTGCAAGCGATCTGTTTCGTCTGCTTGCTGCTCGACAGCTGGAACTGGCATTCTTTGCCGCACGTCTGCCGATCCCAGTCCGAGGCACGAACGGAAAATTCCGCCGAGCAAACCACACACTTTTTCAAGCGCATGTGCTTGGTTTCCTTCTCTTTCGCTATCAGTCGATTTCTGCATGGTGTGCCACATGTCCGTATCCTGGTTAGTCTCGCAAAAAAGTCTTTCCCGCAAATAACGCATACTTTGTCCGGTATTTTCTCTACCTCCTTGATGCCACAATGTAACTTGGAGGTAGAGGAATGTCAAGACTATTTTATGCGGTGGCTGAACATTCGGCGCGAGCGATATAACAATCATTCAAGATTGTTATGCCTGTCATGGTCTTCCAAGCCACGGTACCGCGTTGACCCAGAGGATCACCAGCAGCCGGTTTGGGGTTGACCACCATCGGAGTGATTGCCTGGTCACCCTTCAGCGATACGATGCCGTATGCGTCACGACCCAAGTACAGGATCGGATACACGTCAGCCAGTGTGCCAGAAGTGCTACGCATCAAACCCTTGGCACCACCAGCGTCCGGGAACGGGGCATAGATGGTGGAAGTCAGGTAGCGCACGCGCTCGACGGAGCCGATCTCGTTTTCCCACGGTGTCACCGTACCATACTGCTTGGTGTTGATGAAGCCGGTCATGTTACGAATGTCGGTTTCCAGATCCGGATGGACCAGTGCGATGAACGCAGCCTCGATCGGCTCAGTGCGGAACTGAATGGTCGATTTTACGATCTGCGTGATCATCTTGGCGTTCTGACGAACCAGACCGGTAGTAACCTGACGCTGCATCGCAAGAGTGATCACGGTATTCACAGCTGCGCGCGCGGTGCCGTTGGCGTAGAACACGTTGGTGCCTGCCTTCAGCACATTGTAGCGGTAGGTTTCGAGGGTCTGTGCAGCGGACTCAGCCATCACTTCCATCAGCTGTGCCAGTACATTGTCCTCGTGGGTCATGTCGATCACGTCGGTCAGAGGAGCGTAATCGCCCAGTTGCACCAGAGTTACGGTGTAATCCTGGAACGTCAGCTTCTTGCCAGCCGGTGTCACGCCTTCGGTCAACGGTGTCAGGGACAGCACGTTGGTGTAGGCGTTTGCAGGATTTCCGTCACCGGCAGCGCCCAAGGCACCTTGCAGGAAGTAACGACGGAACTTTGCGACCTTGGTGCTGCGGGTCGGAATCACCGTCGGGGTCTGGCCGAACTTTTCGATGTTCAGCATGGGTTGAGCGCGAGCCAAGAACTTGGCCACTGAGTACGCGGCCATTCGAGGGGTCAAGTCCCCGTAAGTATTAGCTACAGCCATGATATTTCTCCTTAATTAAGTAGTTGTGGTTGGTTTCGGTTTAGTGCTTTTGCATCCGTCTTGTTCCGGAGCCAAGCAGTAACCACTTAAAAATTATGCGATGATTTCAAATCCGATCTGCAGTGCCCCAGACAGCGCATTGGCGCTATGCCCGTTGGACACCACGATATCGAATGTTCCAGCAGTGCGGTTATCCACCGATACCACTGGGATTCCGTTGGTAGTAAACACGCCAGCATAGTCGATCACGTATGCGCGGATGTTACTCGCGACAGCGGCCTTGTTATTCGTGACCGTAAACGCCGCGCTCACGCCGGCAGCTGCGGATTGCGAGAACGTGGTCACAATGCCTTTGATCGTATTCAACGTCACGCCAGTCACTGCGCTGGTACCTTGAGTGACCAAATTACCGGCTTCGACACTGCTCTCGCGGTCATACAACCATTTGGTAGCCGAGTCCGCAGTGAACGTAGCCTGCTGACCTTGACCCAGGCGATACGCCAAGTTCACTGCCAGATCGCCGATCGAACTGCCTGTCAACGGGAAAATATCCACAGCGGTCGCGCCGCTATTCAGGATGGTCACTACCTTGCCGAGTGCTGCGACTGGGAGCTTCACCGAGTCGCCGATGGTAGCGCAAACCGTGATCTCGTTGAACTCGCCGGTAAGCGCGGTGGCGTTGGCCTGGCCACCAGTTGCAAACGCCGTGATCGTAGTCATACCAAAATAGGTGTTGATGGCAGTGAACACGGTGCCCGCTGCGGTGGGTACTGTCACGTCGATGATATCTGCAAGCCCGTGCAGAATCTTCTTCATTAGGATGTCTATGTTTGCTGCTTGAAAAAATGCGCGGTCCATTGCCATGATGTTCTCCTAAAGTTATCTTCGAGTGTTCTGTTTGTCTTCGTTCGCTGCATACTTCGCGAACGCCCCATCAAAGTCATCGTCGCTGGTACCGGACTCCTGTTCGGTACGTCCGGTCTTAACCACAGCTAGTTTGGCAGCTGCTTTGGTTGCTGCTGCTGGCAGAGCCGGAGCCGCTGGCTTGGCGGGCGCTGCGGGGGGTGTAAAAGTGGCAGCACCTATGGGGGCAGGGGAGGTGGGTGCTGCCGGGGAAGCGTAATTTGTCTCTTTCTTGAAGCGGTTGATCAGATCAGCCACTTCTTCCGGGCTGCCGCCGTCGGTGACTTGTTTGTACGCGGCTTTGAGATACGCAGGCTGGCTGTCAACCCACGCCATAGCCTTATCGCGAACATCGTCGTAGTCCGAAACAAGTTTTACAATCTCTGAGTACTGGGTACGCGGAGCCTGAGTCGAGACAAAATCCTGCAGCGGAGCCAGCTCGGCGCGCACTTGCTGGAAGATATACCCAACCAGATCCTTGTACTCGGCACGGCGCATCAGCGCCTCAGCCTTGGAGACATCCGGCCAATCTTCCTGATATTTTGTCAGCAGCGCCTGTTCGTCCGCATTATAGAGCGGGAGTTCTTCGACCTTGGCGGGTGCTGGCTTTGCAGCCTCGGCAGCAGCGGCCTCGCGCGCGGCGCGTTCGGCGGCCAGATTGCTCTTAAGTTGATCGATCTCAGTCTGCCAGTCAGGAGCGGCGGCTTTTGCAGCGTCTTCCTCGGCAGCGATCTCTTCAGGTGTCTTGGTGACAGGGGCGGCAGCAGATGCCTCAGCGGCGATCTCTTCGGGTGTCTTGACATCGGCTGCCTCAACGGCGATCTCTTCTGGTGTCTTAACGACGGGGGCAGGTGCTCCTTCTTCTGGAGAGAATTCGGCGAACGCGGCGGTAAAATCCGCGTCTTCTTGTTCCGGCGTTTGTACGAGTGGGTCCATGAGTAAGCCTTATATCAATAGGTTATACAACGGTCAAGAGGGTAAAACATCTTTTTCTTCGAGCATGCCCAAGAGCTTGTCGGTAGCGTTCACCAACGCACGCTGTTCAACCATTTCACTAGGCAGGCATTGCAGAAGCGTTTTCAGCTGGCGCTGTCGCTGGTCCTCCAAGAGTTTCCTGAGCGCCTTCAAGCCCGGCTCCGCCCGGTTGTTGTACACCACTTCCCGGAGCCGCCGCTCCTCCGCCTTGCGATCCACTGGTTCCATCATTACCTCCTTGTTGTGATGCTGCTATGGCTCTCAACGCCGCTTCGATCGGCAGACCTTTCTCCATCGCGTCCAAGATTACCTTGGCCACCGTCGCATCCGCCGCCGATGAATTCTTGCTGCCTTGTGTCACCGCTTTCAGCGATTCCGCCAACTGCAGACGGATGGCCGCTTCGCGTTCTTTCTGCACCATCGCCTGTTCGTCCTGCTGCTGCTGGCCGCGTGAAGCATCCACTGCGTCACACTCCGAGTCGTTCATCACTACATCATCGACAATCAGATCACGCACCCTGGCGCGAGCGCGCAGCAGTTCGCGGAACTTGACGTATGGCTTCTCTTCCTCGTGGAGCGTGTTGACGAAGTTATCCAGCTGGCTGCCCAGTACTTCTTTGGCGATCAGGCTGGTAGCCCCGCGCGCCAGCGGCTTGAAGTCTCCGCTGATTTCTGGATTTGGGTTGAAGTTCTTGTTGAACACGATCAGAGCACCAATTACAGACTCGGTAAACCGGTCGAAGTTGCGCACCACGTCCTTGAACGGCAGCGCGGCGTTGCCCTGTATCATCGATGCCCCGGCGGCAGTACGGAACGGCTCGGACGGCCCCCGCTGCATATCCCCGCCGGTAGACGGATTGACAAAGGTTTCCTGGTCGGCAAACCCTTGGAACATATCCACCATGCCTTTCAGCTCGGTAACGTGCATCGGCAACTCGATAACCTTCAGCACCGGTATCTGCGCGGTCGCAACGCTCTCGTCTTCACGATAGAATATCTTGTCCGGTGTAACCGAAGTTGTATCCTGATTGGGACTCAGCAAGGACGTATTCAACTCGAACACCCGCTGGATCGCCCCGTTGTCGATCATCATCCGCACCGCAGCGGCCATGTTCATCTGGCTGTCACGCATGATATTCGGCAGCCCTTGGCCGACTATCGTGGACTCGTCCTCCTCGAATACGAACTGGTGGTACATCGGCATTTCGCCATCCGTCTCCAGCTCGCTCCACGGGTCCAAGTCAGCCTTGATCACGATACCGCTCAGGTCAAACCACACACTCGCGCGCAAGTCCTGATCCATCTTGGCTTCCGGTATATCCACACCGGCCATGGACAAGTCCCGGCCCGACACATAACCTTCCCACGACATCACCTCGAACTTGTTGCGCTCGATGTCAGTAACTTGTTCCTGTATACCCATGGTGCGCAGCTCGGTTTCAAACGCCTTGCGCACGTAGTTACCGTTTGGATTGGTCTGGATGATCTGATCGATCTGATCAGGGAAGTAGTCAGGCCGCTGCTTCAACATCATAAAGTGATGCTTCGACATTACATGACGCTCGAACTGACCTTCCATCTGGTGCAGGTAGCGTGCGGACATGTCCGGGTAATAGTCCCATATCGGAACGAAGTCGAACCGGGGCCGGTACGCCGCGAACGGCACCGCCATGTAACGACCGCTCGGATCTTTCTGCCACTTGCGCTGGGTTTGCGTTTCAGTGAACGGACCCTTGAGCACGCCCATTCCATACTTGATGCCGCTCTGCAACACCTTACGGCACAGCTGGGTGAAACTCACTGACCGGCTACCACCCAATTCCTGCAGCTGGTCTTCCACTTCCAACTCCAGTCGCGCCGCGCGGATCTTGGCGAAGTCCCGTACCGCCTGCTCGATCGCTTCATCCGGCAAGTCTTTCCCCTGCGCAGCGTCCAACAATTTATCCAGCACGCCTTGCAAGTCCTCCTGGCTCAAGTCAGGTACCGCCGTCGGCTCGATTCCCCAGCACTTGTCATCCGCTTGGAACAGCAGGTTCATCAGGCGGGACAGCATGGATACTACCTTTACCCGTGTGAGCTTGGGATATGCTCGGGACCGGTTCGGGTCGAGAATCTTTTCGACCTCCTGATCGTACTGTCCGAGATACTGGCGCTCGTTGCGTGCCCACTTAAGCTCCGCAAGTTTGCGGTCAGCGGAATACCTTGTAAACTTCGACATGAGCATAGTGCCTAGCGCCTTAGCACCCTCTGCATTTAGCTTAGGCCGTTCCGCTACAGCGGGTTTCGCAGGCACACCCGAATCTGTCAAATCATCTGGTATTTGTGGTGTATCCATCTCTGTTACCCCTGAAGTCGTTTTTTGGCGTAATGCGCAGTTATCGCGGCAGACAGTCGTGCGCTTGCGCTTCGGACTCGCACGGAAACACAAATACTTTTATGTTGTCGCGTCCATATTTCGCCACCACGTTCTTGTGGTGTTTGGTACGCTGTCCGAAAGCGTGGCTGCGTCTGCCAGACCCAGTATCACAACCCTTACCAACATAGAACGGATCTCCGTTGGGTTTGCAGTGCAGGTATGTATAGAACTGTAAGGTCACTGGAGTCTCCCCATTGAATTTCAGCGCATGTTATAGGTATTGACCGCACGCGGCAATAGGATATTTAACTGCGCCCGTCGAGCCGCCTTGGCGTGGCCGCCCTGAAAGAACTGGGCAATGTACGTCAGAGCATCACCTGGATGGGACGATTCATTCTTCTCCGGTGTCTCCTTCTCGCTGCCGCCCTTGGTTTTTTCATAACGCCAACCCGAACTGAGTGCTTTGATTATATGTCGGCATCGCGGGTCGATCTGCAGCGCGGCGCCCTTCTCCGTCAGACGGGTAGTAAAGTGTTCGATCGCTGCCAAGCGCGGCGCGATAAAGTTCGTCGGCCCAACTTTAACCGACCAGTATTTCTTGAACTTCTGCTGGCGTAATATATCCAGTACCGAAGTCTCGTTGGTCTGGGCGCGACTCTGGCACGCCGGATCTGGCGCGATAATTACCTCATAGCCACGGTACTTCTGGTTCAGCAGCGGGATAAGTTTGTCGTTGCACATGCGCTCGGTGCCATATCCGGACAGGATGATCTCATCCAGTATCAGCAGCCGACCGAAGCTATCACTCTGCCCCAGCAACAGTGCCGTACCTGTCAACCCTGGGTCATAACCGATCACCAGCGGTGTGTATGGATTTGGTATCAGCGCCGTTTTGGATACGTGCAGATCTCGGTTGAATGTTGGGACGACTGGTTTTCCGGCGACGGAGTACCCCCACTCTGCCTCGATAAATTGCTTTTTCCACGCTTCTGATTTCCCCTGCGCCAGATTGGTGTAGTAGCTGTGGTCATTGTCTATATACGGAGGAAGGTGTTTCAAATTCTCAGCATCAGGTGCCAAACCAGACGGTTGGTGGAAATACATTACGTTGTCCGGTCTCTTTTCAACCAGCAAGTCATGCCACCATGTATCTTCCTCCCCTGGATTAGAGGCACCCCACACACCCCAATTTGTAGCGCCGCCGTCGATCTCTGGTGGATAACGGCCACAACGGCCTGACACCCCCTCCACAATTTCTTTCGGCATCTGCACAAATTCATCCAGCACGGCGAATGTGATCTCCAGACCGAGTACCCGTGACACGTCATCTGGTGTATCCAATGCCCTGAATAACACCTCACATTCTATATCGGCAGAGCGCAGCAGGAAGTTTTTCTCTGTTGCTTTCCATTTACCAGCCACACCGTCCTTAAACCAGTTATTCCATGACACCAGTGTATTGTCTTTGAGTTGGGGCGCGGTATTGCGCACCACCACGCACCGTGTACGACGTACTCCATCTATCGGACTCGGTGCCTGAAGCGATGCCATGTACGCAATTTTCATCAGACTACCCGCCGTCTTTCCGCTGCCAAACGGGCCTACAATGAATGAGTAAAACAGGTTTCCTGGTATGTAATCGGACACAAATTCCGCGACCGTTTTATCTGGCACGTATCCTATTTCAGCCATCAAATATCCTTTATCACTCGACGACTTGGGCCAGCGTTGCCGAGGTTTATGTTTATAGAAAACCCCGATCCTGGTAACACCGCCTCTGCAGTCTGCTTCGGCTCGTATCCTGCCCACTTTACTGTGTGCTTAATCAGGTCGGATTTGACCGCTGGCGGGGTTAAAACATCGTGTATCAGCTTCCAGCTGGTCTGTAACAGCGCTTCGGCTTGCAGTTTGGCTTTGGTCTTGAACCCGGCTCCATCCTCCTTGAGCTGATCAACCACGCGTGCCAAGTCCTGCACGAACGCCGGATCGTTGCGGATAACTTCCCACTCATCCTCACCGATGTTATAGGAGTCGAGGATTTCGTTCAGCGGGTTAGAGCGCAGTGCCAGTTCTACCAGCAGAGTGGGTGGGTACCCAAGCAGCGAAGGATCAGTCGGGTTGACCGGGGTGATCACACGCACAGGCTCTCGGCTGGATGCAATATCCGGCAAGTTCGGCGGATAATCATCGTCGGTGAAGTCCAAGTCTGAGAGATCAGAGATCATTCAGTTCCTTCTCCAGCTTGCGCCGTTGCTGCAGGCGGTAGGCTCGTTTATCCTCTCGAACCTTTTCAGGATTTTGATGTTTCCATCTGCGCTGGCGTGAGGCGTTGCACTTCCTGCAATATGGGCACAACTTGTCAGGGCGCTTCTTGTCCTCACCGAATTCAGAGCGACCGGCGATGTGCGGGGGTTGTGCATCCCCGTCTCCACCGCAGCGTTTGACAAGCGTGACCATTATACAGCCTTGAGGTAGTCCACCACGATGCCAGCTTGGGCACGCATGGCTTTGTTTTCAGGTGTGGATGGCTGGGTTTTCAACCAGGCCAGCAGGGACTCGGCTTCGGCCAGAGGGACTTTGGGTTCGATGGCTGCTGGATAGTCAGGGGCGTCGGGTCCGATCTCGATACCAGAGTCGTAGTACGTTCCATCTTCGCGCCGGAAATAAAACTTGGCGCCTACCGGGTATATGATGTCTGGTTTGACTTGTGTGTACCCGCCGTTGTCGAGCGTGTACATGGGTGTCCAATGTCCTAAAACTCTCTGGCCGAGCATCTCATCTTGTTCTGGTGGCTGCGCATTCGCGATCGTTTCCTCCGACATCACTGGAAGGCCTCCGTTTTGGTTGGGGTCTTGACCGAACAGCTCGTCCATACTCAGCACGCCAGTCTCAGGGTTGATCTCTGTGTTCGTCGGCTCTGCACTCTTCTTTGCCATGCTTTTCTCCTTGTTGGTGGGGTAAAATAATCCTGACTTTTACAGATAAATTTTCTGTGTGTCAAGGGGATTGTATAAAGGGTAAAATTCTATAACTAGTTTTTTGAGCTTAGAGGGGTAAATCACTCTACTCCAAAACGCTTCTTAAACTCAGCAAAACTCGGCACCTCGTCGGTGTTGTCTATCTCCTTAAACCATCGGTACGCAGTATTGTAATTGACGCCGTGCCTTCGGCATTTGTTGGATAGCGATACCCTGTACCCCCAATTATCCAAGTATAGGGTATTGCGTCTATTCTGGCCTTGCTTCTTCGCAGTTGCGAATTCGCAATTATCCGGCGTATATCCTTCGTCGTTGTTCCTGCGCTCTAACCACCGATTTGGTTTGTACAACGGCAGCATATCCGCCATGAAATTGTTAGCGTCTTTCCACCTATCACACACCGCGATACCTCTACCGCCATATCGAGGGTAGCTTTTATCCCTTGGGTTATAGCAGCGCTGCATCATAGCAGCCCAAATATTTTTCAGCTTGTATGGCGCTGATGTTATTTTCCCCTCGTATTCGGCTTCCGCTATCTTTCGGCGTTCTTTGGCCTTGGCAGTTTTCGCTATCTTGGATTCAGCAACCCGCGATGCTCGGGTTTTCTTCGCTTCTTCTGAAGTCTTGGCCCGCATCTCCGCCCCCAAACACCCACATGATTTTGTTCTTCCGGCTGACAATTTGTCGGTACGCACGCTGGTGGTTTCTCCGCAATCGCATACGCATGAACTGTATTGGCCGAGCTGCGCATTCACTACAAGTCGCCCAAATCGCTGTCCTACTCTGTAAACTGATCTCATAAATATCTCCTATAACAACTGTTGGTGGGGTAAAACACTATGGAAAGATTATATATTGAAACTTTTTCTGGGTCAAGGGGGGATATGAAAATTTTTTGGCTGTGATAAACGTGACATGGTAGAAATCACACTCCCCCCTCGTTTCATCAAACCCCCCTCACACCCCCTTTGCAGTTCTCGAAAAAGCATGCTAGTCGCTTTCAACAGACGTAAAAAAGCCCGGGGGGTTAGCCCGGGCGGGGAATGGGTGTAACCTGGTCAAGCAGCTTTTGCCTTCAAGCCTTCGATTACGTGGTCAATCTCCCCGATGAGTTCGGCATCAGTACCAGCTTGCAGGAATGCACTGGAGAACGAAGCCAACACACGCACTGCGACCGCCAGCGCTTCGGCGCGGGTAGAAGGGATCACGACATCCCCCGCTTTAACGGGTGCGCTTGGCGCGACCTTGGCGGCCTTTGGTTCAGTCTTTGCGACGCCCTGGCTCGCGTGCTTTTGGGTCTTCATTGCCGCGAGTGCCGATTTCAAGGTCTTGATACTGGTAGCGGCATCCAGCGCGGTATAAACCACGTCAAGACCTTGCGCCACTTCTGTGCCCGTATCGTGGGTTGCCGCCTTGCCGTATGCAATATGACGGGCATTGTTCACCACTCCGACAAGCTGTACACCCACTGCCGGCAAGTTGCGGGCCTTCAGTGCTTGATGCAAGTCAATGACGATAGCGGACC